CCATTAGCTGAATCATCATAATTTGCTTTTCCGCCACTAATAGTCCAAGAAGCATTTTTTGTCCAATCAGTATCAGTAGCGAAATCTCCGTTGGTAACTAACTCACTTCCGAACAATTCTGAAGTTTCTATAAATCCAGTTGGTGCTATTCTAGTAGCAGAACTATTACGAGTAAAGTCAAAGTCTCCTACTCCATCTGATGGGAGTACAGAATAAAACTTGTCTCCTTGTGCTGCTGGTATTAATGCTAATTTTGGTTTTGCCATTGTCTTAATTTTTTATACGTCTAATATTTGTGTTTCGTGAATCCAATCTGCTAAACACTTAACTGCTTCTACATTGTCTGCTCTTACTATTTGTACTGATATGTTTGTTATTAAGCCAGAAAAATCTGCTGTTTTAAATATTTGAAAATCATTTTGGTCATAAGTTCCATATAAGGTATAAGCGCCATTTGAAGTGATTGATGAAGAAGTAGTGCTTCCAAAATCAACAAGTACCAAACCAGAACCTCCATAATTAGATACACCTAAACTAACTTTAACAAATTTTCCATTTAGTGTGTTTGTTTGCGTTAATTTATTAGCAGTACCACTTCCAGATGATGCAACTGCATTACCATTTCCATAACTCCAACCATTTCCAAAAATCCAATCACTATCCGTTGCAAAATCTCCATTAACAACTTGATTAGGTTGTTGGCTAGTAAGCATTTCAAATTGACTACCAAAAAAGTCTGGCTTACCAATAACTGAAGGTGCTGTTTGTATAGCGTTTCCCCACCAAGTATAATTGTAATATAATCCCCAAGTTCCAGTATCCATTACTTCTTTGTTTTATAGTTATAATTTATTTCTATGTCTAGTGTGTTCGTTTGTGTCCACATATTTCTTTTTTAGATATTGTACTAACTTTACAATATTCTCTTTTTTTTGTTTATATCTTATAATACCCATCCACCAAAATCTGCGTTAGAAGTGTCTGGATATGTATCATCTTGAGTATTTGCGTTGTACTCTGGATACGTATTTTGATTATATACCATAAAGTCTATAAAGTTATTAGTGTAAAATTGTGCTATGTCTCTATATTTTTCTACTAAATAATCAACCTCATCTTTGTCTACTGTTACACTACTTTCTGATGTGTGTTTATATACGCCACCATTAGCTACTGTGTAAGCAGCAAAAGGCATATAGCATACTAATGCCCAATAAATAGTCATAGGCTTCACATACGTCTCTAAAAGTGTCTTATAAGCAGCGTTAGCTGGGTCGTTTATAGTTCCAGCTATAATTAATGCTTGTATCTTTTCTAAAAGTTTAGTTCCTAAATAATTTTGTACCTCTGTATCTTGTGCAATCTCTACCATATAGATAAACTTGTCTGGGTCTACATTACCAGAAAGTACAGAATACCTTTTAATGTCTTTAGTTGTTATAAATAATGCTTTTGCCATTTCTTATCTTATTTAGGGTATGCTCCTCTATTAGGCATATTCTCTGGCGCAATTCCAGCTTGTTTAGAACCTCTTGGGTTTTTCATATAACTTTTAGGAATAGTTCTTGTCTTTTTATAGTTTCCTAAATTCTCTGATGGCTCTGTATTGCTTTCTAGCCTATATAAGACCTTTTTCCATTTGTGTCTACAGTAAATACCACCTTTGAACTTAAACAAGTCGTAAGACCTACCTTTATGCCCTAATTCTCTATTAACACCCTCTCTACTTGCTCTGTCTATGTCCTCTATTGTCCATACAGTACCAGCACTTGCCATATTCATCATATTTCTGCAAAAGTCTCTTTGAGAACTACTTGCTTTTGATGAACCTATTGCGTAAGTGTATCTTATTTTATATAATCCGTTTTTAGAATCTAAATAACTAAAAGAACTTCCTTTTTTCTTGGAATCTATTTCATCTTTTAAACCTAACAGACCTTTTACTTTAGATAGTGTGCTTTTCTTTTCGTTTATTAAGTAATTTGCCCAATCTTCGTTGTCTATGTCTTCTTCCTCGTCTATTTCATCAACAAACACATATTCTTCTGACATTTGTTCTCCACTCTCTGCTAAATGACCTAATATGTTCTCTGATTCTTCTTCTGTTAATTCTTCTTCTGAATCTGATGAGCAACAAGTCTTACTTAACTCATATCCAGTTTCTTCTTCAATGATTTCTTCATTAACTATGTCAATATCACTAAAGTCAAGAGGTTTAAGCGTTTTAAAGTATAAATCTAATGCTATATCATTAACTGATAAGATTGCATCTATACACTCTATTACTTGGTCTTGAAAGCATTGTATAACTATGTTGTCAAATAGTTGTGTAGCGTTCTTTATTTCTTCTGCATTGTTTCCTAGTCCATCATTACCTTCACGTATTCCTAGAAGCATTGGAGATGTAACCCTATGACCAACGATTAATTTTCTAAAGCACTCATCAGCTAAATACTGATAATGTGCTGGTGCATCGTTTAAAGGAATGTCATCTATTGTAGTTTTAGATTCAGAGTTGTTATTAAAAGCAACGATTACTTTTTCTCCTCTGCTTCCAGTTAGTTTGTTTAGTACATCGCTCTTTATTGATTGCATTTTTTCTTGGTCTGGTACTCCGTTGTTAAAATTAACCACTTTAGTGCCACTAAATCCATTTATACAATCATTTATAAGGTAATCTCCTATTTCGTCCTCTAACACAGCGTAAGGCATCGCAGAAGACCAATCTGGACTACTATAATAGTACTTACCAGCTTCATAAGGCTTTAAAACGTACATTTCAACGCCATTTGCTTTACCAAACCCAAACGCTGGTATTCTTTCTGGTTTTTCTGTTGGTTTTAAGTTACCCCAGTTGTTTGAGTAGTACCATCCTTCTATTTCTCCTTCATCATTGCATTTTTCAGCTCTTAATGTTTCCATTGGAAAGTGATGTACTTCTTTTACTCTACCATCTTGATAAACTAACTGAAATGCAGCCATTCCTAATACTTTGTAGTCATTTATGAATTTTCTTAAATCAGACTTCTTAAATAATGACATCATTTGAGCATATTGCTCTGGTCTTTTGTCTGCATCGTGTGCTGCAAGACCTTTACCATAAATCATATTAGAAATACCTATAGTAATTGCTCTACAAGTCGTTGAGTTGTTGTTTACATCAATTATGTAATTAAAGTAGTCGTTATCTACCCCATACTGTACCCAATCTTTATTCTTTAACTCTACAACTTCTGGAGCTGTGTAGGCTGCAAGTTTTGTTACGAAAAATTCGCTCATATTACTACGTATTCGTTAGTTGTTGCGTGTTCTGTATAAACATCTTTATTAATACTATATGTACTAATAGTTTGGTCTGTACAAAATATATTGTCTTTATAAACTACGCTTGTTCCATTTAAAACAGATAGTGTATAAAATGTTCCTTCTTTTAAAGCTGGACTAAACGTTACATTACCCTCTAAATAGTATTTATTTTTAGTAAATGTTAAACTAGAGTATGTTACTGGTGTGTTTGTGTCTTGGTCTGTAATAATAACACTATCAGCAGAATATTCTCTAGGAATAAACTTTAATTGTTGTGCAGTTGTATTAGTATTTAGTATTATCATTAAAAGCTTTTTTAAATAACGAAAAAAGGGCAAAAGTGTTTTATATAAAAAAAGGGTACTCGTTAGAATACCCTTAATTTAAGAAAAATGTATAAAAATTAAGTTCCTACTACTACAACAGTATTAGTTGTATCTCCAATAATTGAAGAAGCTACAAAATATGCTGGTTGTTTTTCAGTTCCAGTAAATGTTATGTTATAGCCATTTAAATCTCCCATAGCTGCTCCAGTAGCTGTATTAACAGCACATTCACATCCATTTTCAATTCCAGCTAAAAAGTAATTCCCATTATAATCTTGTACGATTACTTGAGGTCTTCCATAACTTAATAATTTTAATTCTTTACGAGTAGCAAGGTCTTGTTTCTTTAAAACTATCGTTCCAGTTTGTGTCCAGAATGACGTTCCATTTTCCCTTGAGTTCTCGTTTGTTTGTTCGAAAGAGTTAGCTCCTTTTAAGTCGTATTTGTAAAAAGTTAAAGGAGATGCAAAAGCAGTAATCTCATCATCAGTTCCAAAAGTAGCAGTTCCTAATAAACCACTTGTATAATTTGAGATGTAGATTGCTATTATCCCTCCAACCGAGTCTTTACAAGGCTCTAATCTTCCAGCAGTAATATCACAAGACATATGTTTAAGTTTTTTGAGTTAATAATATAAAGGGAGGTTTTACCCTCCCCTTATTTAGTTTAATTATCCAGCGTAGTAAACTACGTCAGCACCTACTCCTATTGCAGCAGCAGCAGTAAATCTCATTACAAGTCTTACGTTTTGACTTCCATCAATTGGAGTCATATCAATTACTCTTACTTCGTTGTAATCGTTAAGTAATCCAGTTGCAAAGAAAAGGTTACTAGATTGAGCAGCCATCATTGTATCATCTGACATTCCTCTACCTACAAAGATTGGAATACCACCAAATGATAAGCTTCCTCCTCCGTACCATTGAGTACCTTTGTTATCAGAACCAGCGTTTGATGTTGCAGCTACAGCAAATCCACCTAAAGCTCTAATGTATAATTTAGCAGCTTTGTTAGATACGTATAACTTTAAATCTTCTTTTCCGTAAAGTGCGTTTGGAATTAAATCCACAACTCTTTGCATTTCATCAATGATGTTAGCAGCAGTTAAAGGAACTGGCGAAGATACATCTAATACTGTTGCATCAGCAGCAGCAAGAGTTTCTAATCCGTTGTATTCTCCAGCTTGCGCTCCACCTAAATTTCCAGTCCAGATATTAGTTTCGTTTGCAGCAGCAACTTTAGATGCTACGTGTCCTACTAAATAATCAGCGAATGATGTAGGTAATCCGTTTGGATTGAATGCAGAATATCCCATTTGGATTGACTCCCAAGTGTTGATAAAGTCAGACTTACATAATTGTAAGTTTACTTGGAATTCTTCTGGTTGAATAACTACTTCAGTTAAGTTTACGTTTGAAGAAGCAGAAAAATCACAAGTTCCATCTGCGATTAAGCTACCAGTTTCAATTCTTTGAATAACTGATTTAAATTTTACGTTTGGCATAACTTCTACGCCTCCGTCTTCAATTGTTGAAGCGCTTAATAAAGCAGCGCTAATGTACTTTCCAGCAAATTCTCCAGCATAAGTTGAAGTAATGTTTACTGTAGTCGCAAGGTCTATCTTATTTGACATAATTTTGGTTTTTAATTTTTAGTTTTTAAATAATTTAGCAAATACTCTATCTTGAGTACTCATTGGTTTGTTTTGAGCGTAAAGGTTCATTTCTACTTCTCCTTTAGACTCTGGATTGTGTTTAATTGGTTTTACATCAGCAGATAATTCCACTTCAGTTTCTTCAGAACTATAATCATCTTTTTCGCTAAAACGTGATTTTAAATCAGCGATAGCATCTTCAAGATTTTTAATTCTTATTTCCATACCTTTCCAGTCTTGTACGTCAGCTTCTTCAGCAGCTTCAACTTCTTCCACAACTGGTGCTTCTACAACTTCTTCTACTACTTCTTCAACTGCTTCTTTAACTTCAGAGATAATACCATCTTCTTCAACGATAACTGTAAAGCCATCATCTAAAAGGTACTCTCCCTTTGGTACTGCAATTCTTTCATCTTCATCAGTAATGATAAAGATTTCTTTACCAGCTTCAAAAGAATCAGCTTCAAAGCGAGTTCCGTTTTCCAACTTTCTCTCCTCTAACTGAACTTCTAAACCTAGTAATGTCTTAACTTTGTTAAGGGTTTCTTTAGAGTTCATATATATTAATTTTAAGTATTTACTTTTTTATAAAACGAATTACTATATTTAGTGTTGTAAATTCGTTATGGATGTGCTGTTAAACAAGCTGTACAATCGTTATAAAGCGTTGCAGTATCTACGTGTTGTTCTCCACTTGGTTTAACTTCTAATACTGTATAACAGTTGCTATGACCAGTATTTTCAAATTCTAAATAATACACATTACCTACAACTAATTGTTGATTATGTAAATGTATTTCTTTTTGCATACTATGACCACATCTTTGTACTTTGTAATAATACTCATCTCCTATAGGAGTTTCTCCACTTGTTTTACCTATACCTTGATTTTGTAAATCTCCATTACAACATTTAGAGTTATAAGTATTGTCTTTACATAAACATCCTCTTTTACCTCCTTGTGGAGATGTTCTACTTTTTGTTGGTCTCTGATTCCTTGAGTACATCTATTATATCGTTTAGTAGTTTATCGTCTTCGCTTAATTGGTCTTGTTGTTTATCTTGTGGTCTATTTAGTTTGTCTGCAAAGTAGCCTTCTATTGAAAATCCTTTTACTTTACCTTCTTTTACATAGTTGTTCCAAATATCATCGTTATCTACTTTCATTGCAACCATCCAAGTACCTAAAGGCATATCTAAACCATACTTACGAGATTTATCGTGAACATCATCCTCTACTAACCAAGATTCAACTATAGTCATACCAGATAGTTTTTCTTCTGTGTGTTCTAATGTTGCTTGTCCTTGATTACCTCGTTTTAAAAACATTTGTGATGCTTTTGCTACTGTATCTTTAGAGAAGTAGATGTAAAACTCATTTTCTCCATTCTTACGATAAATAGGTCGTTCTGGTATAAGTGCTGCACCTATAAGTAGTCTTTTTTCTTTACTTATTTCTGCAAGTCTTATTTGCTCTTGGTTTTTAAGTGCTATAAAATCTTCTTCTATTGCTGGAGACTCTACTACTGATATAGCTTCTATGCCAGATAGTTCTTCGTTCTCATCTATTATTAATTCTATAATTTCCATAGTTCTTTTTTTATAAACGTTTAATTTAGTTTTTTGTTTTATTATCCTAGTGATGCTCCTTGTACTATATTGTTTTGTAAGCTTTGTGCAGTTGTAACATCTTGACTCACAACAAATGCTTGTACTGGTGCTTGTTGTCCTAATGCAGAAGCTATTTGGTTTGTTGTACTTGTACCTAATATATCAAACGATGGTGTTTGTGGTGCAGTAGGTGTTGGAATACTTGGTGTTGCCACAGAAGTACTTGCTCCTCCACCTCTTAATCCAGCTGGTGGCTCTGGTGGTTTAGTTGATGCTATTTGTTTAACGTTTCTTATACCAGTAGCAATTATTGATGCTGCACCTACAAATCCAAATAATCCTCCTTGTGAAAGAGCTTTATTTGCTCCAGCAAACGTATCTTGTATTGCTTGTACTATAGCAATAGATTTACCGAATTTAGAATTTTGACCAACTATGTTTGCTATATCTCCTAATGTTTGTTTGATTTGAGCTTGTTTTGCTTCTGCTAATTCCTTTTCTATTTTAACTTGTTGATTAGCGTTTGCTTGTTGATAATCTAATAATTCATTGTTAGCATCTATATAAGATTGTGTACCTTGTTCAAAGTTATCTCTTTTGTTTTTAAGCCTTAATGTTTCAGCTTCTTCTTCTGCTTTTAAATTTGCTAAAGTAGTTTGTAATCTAGTAACAGCGTTTTCATCCATTTCTGCTTCAAACAATCTTTGTTCGTTTTGCCTAATTGCAGTAGCTTCATCATTTACTAAATCTAGTTCTATTTTTTCTTTTAATAAAGCAACTCTGTTAGATTCTTGTTCAGACATAAAGCCTTCAATCTGTGCTTCTACAGCTTTAACTTCATTTTTAGCTTCAGCTAATATTAATGCGTTTTCATCACTTGCATTTTTATCAAATTGTGCTTGTGCAGATGCTTGTATTAAACGAGCATTTTCAAGCATTAATTTTTCTTGTTCTTCTAATGTGGCTTTAAGTTTATCATTAGCTACTATTCTTTGTTCAATAGAAATTAAATCATTATCTCTTATTTGTCTTTGTTGTTCGGCTTGTCTGTCATATTGCTCAATTAACCCTTGATTTTCAACTCTTGCTAATTCAGCAGATTTCTTTAATGCTACATTTGTTTTTGCAGTTTCAATTGCAGCTTCAATACTTATGTCTTTAACTCCTTCAATTACTTGTTTTGATATATTACCAATTTCTGTAACTGCTTCTCCAAAATTTGTAACAATACTTTTACCAGCAGATATAGCTTCATTGGCTGTGTCTGCTAGACTTTGCTTTGTTTCAAATATAGATTCATTAAGTCTTTTAATTGTTTCTGGGTCTTCATCTCCAAAGAAGGATTCTTCCCAAGCTAATTGTGCTGATAGTAAACCTAATCTAATTCCATCAAAAGCTAATTTTAAAGGTGTAATAGAAATAGTTAATAAACTTTTTATGACTTTACCTAAAGCATCAAAATTCTCTGTAGCACTTGCTACACTTTTATAAACATTAACTATAACATCAGCGACTTGACTTCCAATAATAGATAAAGTTTCAAACACAGTATTAAACGTATCTAGTACTTCTTGATTCTCTTTTAAAGCATTATATAAAAATGTAAACCCAGATACTATTATTCCTATACCAGCAGCTAAATAAGCCTTACCAATACCTCTTAAACCTAAACCTATAGCTTTTAAACCACCACTTGCAATAGTCTTTCCAGCTTGACCTACTTTTTTTACGCCTTTTTCAATTGCAGATAATTCCTTTTTGGCTGTTTTACCAGTATCCTTTAAAGCATCGTCTACCTTTTCAACATTTTTTACTGCTCCACTAGAATCTACCTCAAATTCTATTTTGTATTTTTCTGCCATTTTGTATGTCTTTTAATTTGTTTGAATCCTTCTTTAAATGTTTCTGGCATTTTGTTTTTGCCTTTTGCTATTTCTATAGTTTCACTTACTCCGTAAAACTCATCTATGTTTAATAATTTTATTACTATCATTATGTTAATACGCTTGGTGTGTAATCACTTTGTTTGGTTATTAATTCCAATTCACTTTTGTTAGTTAGCAAATTAGTTCTTATGCTATTTATAAAGTACTCTTGTCCGTTTACAATAAACACATCATTTAGTTCATAATTTAAAACTATTGATGAGGGTAATTGAGCAGTAAACTTTACAACTCTAGCTTGTTCTTCAAAAAGCTTAACTATGTATTGAGAATAAAATCTATTGAACAAACTATTTTCATTTACATTACCAGTATATTCGTTATACTCAATTCCAAAGTTTAAAGTATGATTTCTGTCTGGACTAACATTAGAAGGCGCATTGTATTCTTCTATTACAAGAGAAGTAACTGGATAATCTGCTACATCAATTAAATCATTGAAAAACATATACGGACTACCTAATGTTGTTTTACTTTCGGCATCTACCCACCAACCATAAACAATTCCAGTCAAATCATCATTCTCATCAATTATGTTTATTAATTGACTACGTTGTCCGTCTACTTGTATATCATAGCTTTGACCATCGTATTTTTCTGGTGCTGAATAGTTAAGGTTTCCAAACTGTTGGCTAAACTGATTTAAGTATCTTAAAGATGTTTGCGTAACAGATGTAGAATAATTAAAGTTAATTCTTGAATATGGTATTGGTCTGTCTATATTGTTAGAATCTACAACTATGTATTTAGAAATATCGTGAGTATTGCCAGTAGACATAAAGTCATCAAATGTTTCTACATATATTTTACTAGAACCCCTTTTAGTATATGCAGTTAAATTAAACATCTTAAACAAAGTAGTCATAAAGTCAAGGACTTTCATATTAGGTATATAGTCTTGTATAAATATATTTTGCTCTAAATTAAAAGCATTATAAGAATAGTTACCAGAATCTACTGGTGTTCCATCTTTTAGTGTTCGTGTTATAAGCATTGTTTCTGCATCAAATACTCCTACTGTTGGAGTATTAAATCTAAACTCTATATCATAAGTTCTAGATGACAAAGTACCACTATCTAAATCTCTTAATGTAACATTGTAATTACTAGGTGGTGTTATTCTTGTTTGATAATCCAACAATTCGTTTGTAAGTTTATCTATTGATATAATCTCTAACTCAACTCCAGCATTACTATCTAAAACTAACCTAATTGAATAATTATATTCATCACTTATTACTAGATTACCTCCACTTAAATAATCAACACCAGAAACAAATGTAAAATCTGCAAATGTTAATTTCCTTGACCTTTGTTGAAAATCAATACCAAATAAAGGTGTAGTAGTTTCTGGATTTGTTATAGGTGTTTTCTCTCTATGTAGCCATAAATACAATTCATCAAATACATCACTATCAAAAAAACTTGTTATACCAGTTTCATCTGCCATATTAAACTCTATATTGTATTGAGTCTGTATTGCTTCTATAATACGTTTGCATTTTATTGCTGGTTTTAATTCTCTTTGTAATAGATTCCAATTTACATTATGTAGGTTAGGTGTAGTTATTGTGTTTGTAGAATCATAACTATAATAGTTTTGTAAAGTGATTAAAGGCAAAGTAATATTTCTGTTAGCAGTAGAAGTAGCTTTTAATCCAGTACTTTGTAAACCATCTTTAAAAGCATTTAAAACATCACTATTATTATATTTTATATCATAAGCATTTAAAGGATTTAAAGCGCTTAATGTTTCATCTCCAAATATATCTTTAAGACTTGAAGTATTCCCAAAGAACACCACCTTGTAAGCGTGTGCTTTATTGTTTTTCATAGATACAGAATCTAATCTAATCTTGCCTACTTTAAAATCTGCTCCATCTAGTTTTATAATAGCATCTACTCTAAACCTAGCATCATATCCATTTACTATATCGTTGTTGTAGTAATGCTTAAATATCTTATTGTTAGTAGAGGATGCTGGTAAGTTGAACTGCTGACTAAAAGGAGTAAACACTAAAGCAATATCACGAATGTTTTGTTGTGTGTCAGTAAGAGTAATTGCTTCATCTTTAAATAAATCAACTCTAACATTATCTATATATAATTCTAAATTCATTTATCTTATGTTGTTTATAGTATCAAATGCAAAACTTACATCTATTGTGTAGTTTATTAAACTATCAGTAAGACTTGTTTTGTAGTCTATATTGTTGTTCTCTATATTTACAGCTAGTGTTTTTTCTTTGTATTCTATCCATACTTTATCACTTAAAAATAGTTGTCTGAATATTTCGTTATTGCTTTCTGGATAATAACCACTATTTAAAGTAAGTCTTTGGTTTGCGTTTTTAGATAGTAATCTAACTTGTGCGTTATACGTTTCGTATGTTCCGTTGTTTATTATGTTAGATTTGTATTTGTCTTTTTCAGTAGTCATTGCAAGTTTAGAATTCTTAAACATCCATATATCTTGATATGCTCCAAACTTATTTATAAAGGTTAGTTTATAAGGTGTGTATTTACATTCGTCTATGTTGTCTATTTTAATTATAGTCAATCCCTCAACACCACTAACTAAAACCTCATCAACTGGGAATAACTCAAAGTCATCTTCAAACTCGTTAATACAAGCATTGTCTTCAAATGTACCTCCATCTAATTCTACTCTTTCTTCAAAGCTATCTGCACCATTAACACCATTACTTACATAAACAATCTGGTCTTGTATTTTAAGACCAACGCTAGGAAGCCAAGAATATACTTGTTGTCCTTTATATAAAAATGCAACAGAGTTAGTGTTTTCATTATCTACTGGTATTCTTATAGGAGCATCGTGTAGTTTTAGTATTGTTGTGTTTGATTGTAAGTAGCCTTGTAGTAGTTGAGGGTTTGCACCTTCTTCAAAATATCCATAACCATAAAATGCTCTTACTCCTAATGTATCAACTGGTGTTTGTACTCCAGTAGTTAATGTTTCTGTTACTCTATAATCAACGTAAGAGGTTGTGTAATCTTCTGTTGCATTTAAATCATTTGGATATACTCCATTAAATGCTGCTGGTATGTAGTCTTTTATTAACTCTGCTATTTCAAAGTTTACTTTTTCGTTTATAGCTGTTGAGGTTAATGTGTATTGTGGGCTTCCTAGCCAAGTTGTTTCTGCTGCTCCTACATATATTCTTATCTCAAGCTTTGCGCTTACCAAGTTAGTAGTTGATAGGTTTACGAAGTAAGGACTTCTTACGTTTATTTTACTCATTGTTGTTGTCTTTAAATATGTCTGTTATGTCTTGTGCAAATGCTTTACTTAATAATTCTGGATATCTATCAAAGGCTGCTAAAAATGGTTTAGTAAAAAACATACTTGGTTTTATTCCTTGTGCAAATATGCTTCTTTGTAATATAAATCCTATTGTTCTATAATTACCTTTTTTAAACTTTCCTTCTTTATCTCTTAATCTTATGTTTCTTTTTTTAGCCCAATCAGCTATAGGTTGCATAGGTGGTCTTTTGTTTTTAAAACTATAAGGACTATTACCTCCTTTTTGTTTACCACCTTTAACTAAACTAGGATTAGCACCTTTAACACCTTTATCTAAAAATGTTCCGTACTCATCCATTATAAATGCTAAATCAAAGTTTCCATTATTTTCTTCTAATTTGTAATGAATACTATTATACAAGTCTTTACTTACATTATGTTTTTGTTTAGTAAGATTAGACCTTGATTGTTGTACTACATACTTACCAAAAGATTGTAACTCTGTTTGCAAGTTCTTTAACATATAGTCATATCGTTAGGAATTAGCACATCAAATGTAACTGTCCATCCAGCTAACTTGTTTTCAAATCTATCTACAAAAGGTTCTAATGTAGGGTCTCCACTTAATTGGTATTTGTCTACATATAAGTCTCCTCTTAATAATAACTCTAGTAATCTATTAGCTACTGCTAGTTGTGTATTAAATACATCTTGTTCATTGTTGTTACCTCTAAACTCTTGTGGTATTCCCTCTGCAAATTTCTTATTCTCATCTACTATATCCATACATAATAGAGATATGTTGAAGCTCCATACGTTACCTTGCATAGTTGCACTATTTACCATAAAGTGTGATAAGGGAAATATAGTCTGTTTGTTTAAGTCTACATCGTATATGTCTCCATAGGTAACTGTATTGACAAAGTCATCTAGTTGTAGTGTTTGTCTTATCTTTTCGGATAGATTATAAAATCCTTGCATATTATTGTGATTTACGTTTTATCATTCTTGTTTCTAATTCTGCTTTTTCTTTTTCAAATGCCAAGTACATTAAACACTGGTGTAACGGAAGTCTTGCAACTTCTTTAAATCTTGTAATGTCTCCTTGAGCAAGTGTATATAGTTCTGAATAGCTTCCCCATTTTCTTGAGAAATTTGACCTATCATCTGTTCCTTCACTACTTCTTTCTCCAAATAACTCGGTATATAGTTCAGCAATTCGTTGGTTAAATTGTAAAAAAAAACCATAGCACCTAATACAACACTTAATGGCATTTGTTTCATTACCTCGCTGTACTTGTGGCTTCCTTCATATTCTTCTATTAAGTACTTATGTCCTTGCTTTTGTTTAAGTGGTCTAAATAGTACAGCCATTGCTTTATGCATATTACCCCATTCATTTATATAGCTTGTAACGTCTTTATTTTCTCCATAGGTAATCTCATCTAGGTTTGGTATAAAACCATAAGAAACACCATTTAAATAGAACGTAGGGATAAACTTATGTTCTTGGTCGAATAGTTTATTGATGTGATTGATTAAGTAATCTACATCTTTGTCTTTAATCTTGCCTAGCTCTTTTGTGTTTATGTTGAGGATGCATTTAAGTAAATCATCATTACTTGGATTCTCTATAAGTAAGAAATCTTGATAGTCTTTTAACTGAACTTCTTTTAGTGTACTAGGTATAGAAACTTCTAATTGCATAAAGTGTTTTTTATAAAACGAAAAAAGGATTACTTTGTATAAAGCAACCCTCTTTTCTAACTATTAACCTAAAAATTATCTTAATGTCTTATATAGGTATAAGTACAGTTCTTGTATCTTATCTCCTAACTTTTTGTCTTGTCTGTATGTTTCATTTCCTATTTGTATTCTTCCTTCTCTATGTATCTCTAATTTAACTTCTGGTCTTCTTGTTCTTGTTAATGGTTTTACTATTACCTTGATGTCATTCTTAAAACACCAGCTCATTGCTTCTCTTACGTTTCTTGTCATTTAAACAAGTTAATCATTATTGCTGGAATAAACATAGTAGCTAATAAACAAATTATTTGATATATTCTTGTATATAGTTTTCTATAGTATATTGTATCTGTGTATTCTTTTAATGTGTATATTTTTGTTGTGTTGTTTTTTGTTACTATTACTTCGCCTTGTTTTACCTCTACCATATCTAAAATATTAAGTTATGTATAATAGATTCAAGAGATAATAATACTACACTTGCAATTAATAATACAAATGAGAATAATGATAATGTTAAGTAGTGTTTTAGTTTTTTCATTGTTTTGTTGTTTAATTATACTGCAATATATAACTATTTATTTAATTAACAAAATTATTAATAACTTTTTTTAGTAAATGTAATATTGACCCTTATTAGGATTCTCTAATTGTGAAGTAATAGCATACCTCATCGCATCAATACAATGGTTAAAAGCATCTATAGGTTTGTTAAGTGTTTCTCCTTCTTTGTTTTTTAACCAAATGTAGTTCTGTAGTTCTTTAATTAGGTTATGACTTCTATTAGTTATATAGATTTCATTTTGATTGATGAGGTTGATACCATACACTATTGAGTCTTTACCTTTCTTTACTGGCATTACCATATGACCATAGCTTGATAACTCTGCAATACTTTTAGGTTCTGCTGAATCTGCATATATGATTTCTTTTGCTTGGTGTGTTTTAAGTAAGTTGCTTATCTGACTATTTAGTAATCCTCTTTGGTAAATAACCTCATCAAATATATAAGCGTTGTTGTATTTGTAAAGTGCTATTAAAGTAGAAGGGTCATTAGTATATCCAAAATCCATACCATAACAAAGTAGTCTTGCTTCGTCTGGTAAGTCAATAGGTTTCCAATCTTTTATACAAGCACCTTCTAAACTTCCTATCTCTCCTAGTCCGTAAACATTCCACCAGTTATTCCAATAGGTAGATGTCTTTGCTTTGTATTTAGCTTTCTCTATGTCGTTTATAATTGTGTCTGGTAATGCTTCGTTGTCTAAATACGTTAGCTTTATAAAGTCAGCATCATCTTTGCCTTGTAGTTCTGTATGCGCCCAGAATGATGAGGTAGGGTTAAAGTCAATCCATATCTCTCCAGATGTTCTTATTGCTAATTGGTTGTATGCTTCGTAAGGTATGTTGTTAGCTTCATTTACATATAGTGTGTGTCTTCTTGCTCCTCTTAACTTGTCTGCTGATTCAACACTAAAGAACTCTATGTAACTTCCGTTTGCAAACTTATACTTAAGCATTGACTTATTGTATTGTATATCATTATAACGATTGGTCATCATCATAATCTTTAGGAAGTCTTTTAAAGCACCTCTACGCAAATGTGGTATAGATTCACTAACTACGCTTATTTCTACGTTAGGAGTTTTTATAGCTCTATCTATGAGGATAGGTAGTATACCAAACGTTTTACCAGCAGATGTTCCACCTTGAACTATCTTTTTACGTTTCTTAAGTTTAAGAAGTTTTTTAATTGCAGTTGTTACTACAAACATTAATCAATAATATTAAATAAAGGTTGTTCAGTATTTAATGTAATGTCTTTTGTTTCTCTTGGTTTACCAGCATAGTAGTGATAGAACATTTGTATAAACTTAAATTCTCCAGATTCTATTCCTTTTTTTAGAGCTGCATAAGCTTGAGGTTCAAGTGGTGTTAGTCTTTCAATTAACTTTACCTCTTCTGCTTTAGGCTTTCTACCAGCTGTTGTATGTCCTCCGTTGTTTTTCCTTTTATCCATAATTAAAAAAGATTATTATTAATTATTTTTTATATAACAAATATCTTTTCTTTTTGTTATTAGTAAGTCTTAAGCATTTTAACCATTGCATCTATTCTTAGGTTAGCTACGTCTAGTTTTTCTTCAGGTATTTCTTTAATTATTTTAACTAAAGAGTTATATTCTTTTTTTGTTTTAGCGTCTTTTATACTATCGTATTTACTTTGTAATTTATAGTAGTCTTCTTTTAATGTATTGTATCTATCTTCTACAGGTATGTATTCTTCACTATTTTTTATTTTTCTATATACTTCCATATACTCTGGATTATATATTTCAAATGTAGGAAATACGTTATTAATACCGTGTAATACTGTTGCGTGATTTAATTTAAGTGTATCTCCTATTTCTTTTAAAGATAAATGTGTTCTGTCTCTACATATTTTAAAATATATAGCTCTAGCGTAAACATTTTTTCTTTTTCTACTTTTAGCATTTATTTCTATGTTTAGTTCTGTTTCTATCAATTGTTTAATTTGTTGCGTTGTCATTTATTTCGTTTATATGTTTTATTATTTCTAAATATATTAAAAATTCTATATATTGTATAGCTAAATTAATACCAGCACATTGTAAATACATTTCTTTATCTTCATAATCATTTAAGATAATTTTTAGTTCTTCTAAGTCTGTACCTTTTTCGTAATCGTATAATGCAAGGTTGTAAAACTCTTTAACTAAATCCTTATCTTTTTTTTTCATATAGATAATACTTCTTGCAATAAATTCTCTGGTTTAACGTATGAAGAGTTTTTGTATTTAAAGCTTTGTATAATATTATCTAATATATATTGTTTTGTTCTAAAGTTTTCTATGTATGCGTATTCGTTTTTTAATTGTACAAAAATATAGTAATCACTATTTAAATGATTATTTATCTTATCTGTAGAGCAATTAAATGTATAAGATTTTTTACTTGTTGTTTTAACTTGATATTTAAAACCTTTTTCATCAGCATAGTCTATTTTGTTATAATCTCTGTCGGCTTTTTGTTTAAACAATTGTTCGTCATTATAATTTACTTTGAACCAGTGTTCAAATACTTTTTCGCCTATATAACCTACTGATTGTTTTTTTAAGTTATCTGGTATTTTAATTTTTGCTAAATATGTTCTCATTCGGTTCCTGCTATTATATGATCTGTATTTTTTACAAAGTTGTTATTTATCATTTTCCCTTTTCTATTTGCTATTTCTAACCAAGCGCCTTCTATTGCTGATTCTATTTTAAATCCTCCAAGTTCTGATAAAGAAGTTAATACTACAATAATATCTCCAACCGCGTCTGACATTTCTAACTTGTCTTGTTTTAATATTGCTTCTGCTAATTCGCCGCATTCCTCTTGAAGTTTTATGTATTGTGTTTTTACATCTCCTTTATCTAATATGCCTTTGTTTTTAGCCCAATTTCTTATTTCGTTAAATTTCATTTTATTTTATTTTTTATGTTATTATATAAATGTAAGTTGTGTGCAAAATGGTAATAAGAACCTATTTCAATAGTTAACCTATTAGCAACTAATTGTTGTAACATTGAAAATTGATATTGATCATTACAAAAACCATACCAGATATCATTAGAACGCATAAGAACTGACATATTTAATTTATTATCTAATATTGTAAATTGTACTGCATAAGTACAAGGAGTATCTTTTTGATACGAAGTCCATTCTTTCGCATCGTATATACTTATTGCTGCTTGCCTTGTGTTATTGTTTTGTCTAAGTTTAGCGCATACATAATCTATTTGATTATTACGTTGCCATTGATAACCATAATTAGAATTAACATTACGATTACTATCAGCCATTTTTTCCCATATAGGCGGTATTTTACCATATATTTGACCTAACTTATCAATACTACGATCACCAGACTTATACCATTCCCATTCAGCTTTAGCATATTGTAAACTCCAATTTCGTTCTTTATTTGTAATATGATTATCTATAGGGTTTTGTATTGTAAAACCTACATTAAACAAAGCTTTTGTATCATCATAGTCTACGCCATAAACTAATATTCTATTAAGTTGATAAACATAAGCTTCTTCTGCGTTTTCAAAAATTGTTTTAATCATTTTATAATTTATCTTTTAATAATTCTTTAACTGATTCTAAATATAACAAAGCATCCATCAATTCTTCTTGTACATCTATTACAAATCTATTTACATCTTTTATTTCTCCTTTTATTTCTTCCATCATAGTACCTCCATATTTTTGTTGTCCTATAATACTACGTTGGTCTATTTTACTTATTACTTGTCTAACTATTTCGTCTTTTGTTTTTATTTTCATTTTGTTCTTAATTTTAAAAGGTTATAACATTGTATGTATTTTAATTTTGCTTTTGATTTATATATTGTTTTAAATAACTCGTATGTCTTTTTAGTAAATTGATAATGTGTCTTGCAATCTTTAAACAATTTCTTTGCATATGCCTTTCCATAACCCTTACAGTAGTTTACATTGTCTGAACTATCTCCTACTATCATTTGCTCGTAGAAGTTATATAAGGCTTCGTAAGGACTTATATCTATTATCTCTTGGTGTTTGTAGTGATAGTTATACATAAGGCAAGGTAGTTGCTTATAATCTTTGTCAAGTGATACTATTATTACGTTGTTGTGTCCTAACTCGTCTGTAAGTGTTTTCCAATACGTTGCAACCAAATCATCTGTCTCTACACCATAAGAACTTTTTGTGCTATATATCTCTTGGATATGTTCGTGCATCTCATATAGTAATTTAGGATGTTCTTGCTTTTTTCTGTTTGCTTTATAATTAGGGTCTAGTAGTTTTCTAAAATTACCCTTACTATTGTTAAAAGTAATTACTCTTTCTATTTGGTAGGTTTCTTCTAGTCTATTTACAATTGACATAAATATCTCATCAAACTTTCCTATAGCTTCATCTAGTATGTCATCAACACCACAGCAAGAAGAATACACTAAACTGTCTGCATCAAATAAAACTACCATTGTTCTTCAATTATTTCTATAGCTTGATTCTCTAGCTCATCAATTACTTCTTGTTCTAGTATGTCTATAATGTCTTGTCCTCCACATAACACTTTAAAACAATTAAAATCACTACTGAAATCTGGATACATATAACTTCCATCTTGTCCTTTTTGATATTCTCCTACAACAACTAATGCTATGTTATCATATTCTACTGTTATTTCTTTTTTCATTTTGTTTTGTTTTGTGCAAATATAAACAATTTTGTTAATATATACTAGTCTTCTTTGTAATCTTTTGTTGCTTTAGTTAAAAATTTATCTATGCCATCTATTCTTTTAGATAGTTTTTCTATCGCTACATATAAAGTAGCTACTGTTGATTCTAGTATCTTAAACCTTTCTTTAGTTGTGTATTTTTTATTTTTCATAATTCCATTAGTTCATTAATTACTGTATGCCCTCCTAACACTACTGCGCAAGCAATAGCTGGTTTCTTTCCTCTTTTAGCATATGCCATAGCATAAGCAGTTGCATCTATTCCACAACCTACTTGACTACCAAATACTTTAAAGTTTTGGCCTACATACCACTCTGTATAACACTGGGTATGTAAGTGTCCTTGAATAGTACTTTGCATATCAGCTCTACATTTAGTTCTTGCAGTTCCAGCTTCTCCGTGTATATACTGCACACCATCAATTACAACTCTATCAACAAACTTCCATTGTGGCACTTCTAGTACATCTTTGTAAGCTTTTATCCATTTCTTTGGTACTGCACTTGTTTGTGCTTTACGCATTATAAGTCTATCGTGATTCCCTATAGTAACGTGAGCTTTAGGAAAAGCATTGTACCAGTTAGCTATTTTACTTATTGCAAGTTCTAACTCTTGACCTCCACCTAAACCATCGGCATCTGATTCGTGGTAACTACTGTAATGGTTGTCTATAACATCCCCTATAAATATAACTGTATTACAATTATATTTAGCATAGGTTTCTTGACAATGCTCGAGATATCCATCTAAACAAAATGGCTCGTGTAAGTCTCCTATAACAAGCACTCTTGTTTCTTTCTTTGTTATGTTCTCGTAAGCTGCTTTTTTGTTTCCGTTAATACGTGGTCTAATTTCCATAAGTTTTATATAAAGAGTTTAGTTCATTAGTTATAGTTCTTATACAACTCCCACAAGATGTCATTACTTTTTTATCGTTAAATACTCTGTTGTATATTTTTAGTAATTGTTTTTGTTCTGATGGGTTTACTCTTGTTCTGTTTAATGCAAACCATTCTTTTAAATAAACGTATTCATTTTCTAGTAAACACTTTGGTCTTTTATATCTAAATGCCTTGTTAAGAGCTACTTGCCTTTCATCACAGCCACAATCTTCTCCAGCTATAAACTTCACAGCTTTAGCTATTCCAGTAGCTTTAGTTATCTTGGCAATAGTATCTCCTAGACCTTTTGATTGTTTGTCGTAATTTGCTTTCCATTCTTTGTACTCTTTAGTACGTTTGTCTTTTGGTGGTTTCATATTAAATTATAGTCTTCGTTTTTAAAATCTTCATAGTCTTCACTAAACTTATCTCTCATTTTATCTTTCCCTTTTTTTAGTGTGTGAAATATATTAACAGAACTAATAGACGTGTCTTTTGCCATACCTCTTATGCTTAGCTCTGTATCTCTATATAATTTATAAATACTTTTATCATACCAATGCCATTTTTCTAATTCTTCATCCATTTTTTTACATAATTTCCAAAAAGCTTTTTCTTTATCTAAATTATCATTAACTGTAAACTTATCAAGATCTTTGTCTGGTATTTCTATAAAATCTTTATCTTTAAAAAACTCTTCTATTTGTATTTTATTTATTTTGTTTTTTGAGTTTATATAACTTAAAAAAACAGAACGTATTACAAAATACATATAACCTTTTGAAATAATTCCATTATTAAATAATTTTTCTTCACTTGCATACATATGTAATTTTATATAAGATTCTTGTACTACGTCTTCAGCATAGTCTTTTGCTCCTAATGTTTTTGCTATTTGTACCCACTCTTTATGATATTTTGCTACTTTATTTAACCAATTTGCCATACTAAAAACTTACACCTTTTAAGGGATTATATAAATCTCCAACTATCTCTGGTAGACCTACGTCATTAACTTTAAAGCTAAATGTTTCAAAAGCAAAACCTCTGCTTCGTTTACATTTAACTGTTATCCAATCCTTGTTTACTGTGTTTCGTTCTATTTGTATTTGTTGCTCACTCTTCTTCTCTAACGCACTACCTAAATTTCCAGTGGGTTTGTCGCTACCAAAATTACTATGTATTACAGTAATTATATGACAATTAAACTTCTGCGACCATTCCATTAATTTTTGTGCTACAAAATTAGATTGCTCCATCGAATTTACATCAGAGCATAAATCGGCAATTCCATCTACTACGACTAAACCTACTTTACCTTTCTCTATTTTTTCTTTTAAATAATATTCTATAAATGCTACTCTATTTTTATATCCTACTGTTCTTAATCCAAAAGTATGATAACAAGCAGTATCTACATTGTTATTCATTGAAATAGCTCTTTTCATTGTTCTACTTGCGTGAAACTTACCTTGCTCTGTGTCAAAATGTATAAGGCATTTATCTCCCCTATGTCCTCTTAAATCTCCACCAAACTTATTTGAACCTCCTAAATAAACAGAAGCTAAAAGACTTATAAAAAAACTTTTACCAGTTTTAGGAGCTGCTTGTACAAAACTAAAGTTGCCATACGTTCCAATCGGAATTGGCAAGGTCTTTGTGCCTTTAGGTGTTTGTATAGTTGTTTCTCCCATAGATATTGCTACTGGTGGATATTCTACTATGTCATTAGTATTTATTACACACTCTTCTTCCAAGAGTTGCATAAACATTTTCTGTTCTTCGGTCATAAAAAAAGGAGGGCTTTTACACCCTCCCAAATATTAAAATGGTAAATCTACATTGTTGTCGTTGTCTTGTGGTTGAGCTTCTTGCTGTGCTTTAGTGGACTTGCCATCAGTCCATAATACACGACCATTTCCGATGTATTGCTTTGGCTTTTTAGCTTCTCTTTCTTCTTTTGTTTGTGAATCAAAAGCTGATACGTTTTGACCGAATTGATTAGTATCATCGTTTACACTTATTGTAAAGTTATAGTAAACTCCTTTTTTTCCTTTTACAAATTTTTCTTTTGGTAGATTTTCTACGTTAATGTTTAAATTGATTAGTGATGCCATTGTTTATTTATTTAAATTAATTAATTTTTCTTTATCTATTTTATTTGTTTTTTTGAAATCTTCCGATTCATCTTCTCCAAATACTCCTAATTGGTAAAAGCCAGTTAATTTTAATACAGCTCTTGATAATGCTCTTTTTTCTGCCATTTCGACTACATACCAACTTTGGCAATTACCTTCTTTAAATGAAGCCCCTTTTAATGCTGACCCAAAACTTTCTATTAAAGTATTTGGTTTTGTTTGCACAAAAGCGTTTGCTTTAATTACTGAAAAGTTTATTTCGCATTTTATAACTTCATAATTTATAGTTATGTTTTCTTTTGCTTGAATCTTTTCAATTCCTGATCTTGTAATTATAGTAAAAGTTTTTTTGTTATCTCCATATCCAATATCTTTTGTAAATATATCCTCTGGAGTTAATTCATACTTTTTATACAATCCTTTTAATTTTTCTCTGTTCATTTTGTTTTAGTTTATAATTTCTTTTACATTATTTTTAAACTCGTAAAAGTCCAAAGTTTGTTTTCTTATTTCTTGTTTAATGTTACTGTTGTTTAATCTTAATTCTCTGTTTTCTATGTGCATTGAGTTTATATAGAAATACATTTCACTTAACGCTTTCATATATTTATCAGCTTCTTTAGGTTTAGTTTTGTTAAACTTTAATAATAAGTTAGCTAATAGTTCATAGTTAGTATGAAAGTTAATCTCTTGTAAAGTCATTTAGTACTTCTTTTTTTACTATATCTTTATATGATTCTGGACAATCCTCATCACATAACTCAAATATAAATGTTTCTAAATTAGTTATTCTTTTATTTGCTCTACATAGTTCTTTTTGTAATGCATCTATTTGCATATTTTTAAAAGTGTATAAGTCTTTTACTGTTTCGTGTATAGTTTCGTTTTTCATAAGTTTGTAAAATTATTAATTTCTATTCCTACTCCAGAGCCATTAACTTTTTCTAAAATACATTTGTTAAATAAAGAATATCTGTATGCTTTAAAATAATCTTTTTCTCTAATAATCTGACTGTCTTGTGTTGTTATTCTGTAATGCATAGTTTTTTTATTTTATTTCTTTAAAATTTTCAATATATAAATTGTCAAATAAATCTGTTGGATAACCTAATGCTTGTAGTAATTGGACATTAGATAAATAGTTTTCTTGTAATTTGTTTAAGTTTTTCATTTTGTTTTGTTTTAATGTTATATGTAAATATAATACTTTTTATTTAATTAACAACTATGTTTATAAAATAATTTAAAATAAAGCAAAAAAAAAGAGGCTAACCGAAGCCAACCCCTTTTCAGAAAACAAAACAAAACAAGAATTATTTTAAGTTAGTTAGTAATTTATTGTAATATTCTATCATTTCTTTTATTCTAATATCACTAAATTTTGTGATTTCTCTGCTTTTTTGTTGTAATGCTTCAGCAGTTCCTTTTCCATAAGCATCTTCTAAATACATTCCAAATTTAAATTGTTCACCATATTTGTAAACATTACAGCTACCGACATTGACTTTGCACATTAGTCTCATCCCACCTTGTCGCATAATGCTTTCTACTTATAAAATGTCCAGCTTGCATCTCTCCACCTTTCCAAAAATCTTCTTTACCACAAGTTACACATTTTGTAACTCCATTTACTGCAAATCTTCTTCTTATATATTGACTAAAAACATTATCAAGTTTTTTAATTAAATTTTTTCTTGATGGTTTTTTAGGCATTATATTATCTCATTATCTATTTGCTGAATCAAGTATCTTAAATCTTCTTTAGAAAATTTTCCTTCTATCGTTTCTTTGTATGTAGATAGTTTTAAATCGTAGTATTCAGTTTGATTTTCGTGTCTTCTAATTTTTACTGCTATGTTCATAGTATAAATATAACATTTTTTTATTTAAAAAAAAAGTAATAACTTTGAATTTTTTAATTATTAGTATTTTTATATAAATATATACATAAATAAATATAAAGAAAGATAAATATATATAACAAAATTATTATAAATATAAATTATAAATATTAAATTAGAAATATAAAGATATATGAAGAATATTCAATTTTATCTGGCTACTTTCTGGTTTTTTCGTAAGACCTTCCACCAAAATAAGCACCGACTATTAAAGACAATAGTCCAGTAATGTTTTCTAAAGAATAATCTAAATACCAACCCACAACATAAGCAACTGAAAAGAACATTAATGTAAGTGGTCTTATATTTTTAGATAGTTTATTATCAGAATTTAAATCTGCTTCCCATCGTTTAGTTACCTCTTGCATCTCTATCATATCCATTTCTAGTAGTTTTAAAGCCTTTTCTTTGTCTTCTTGTGGTAATGACTCATCTTTGTCTATAAGTCCTTTAACGATACCTAAAACGCCATTAGAAGGTAATGCATCTCCTAGTGTATTTACAATACCAGAACCATTGTTAAGTAAAAACTTACCTACTTTTGTATCTTTAAACTTCTTCGCCATAACCCCATTTAAAATGTAAACAAATAAATATTAAGTAGATATTTAATTCTTCGTTATCTTCTTCATCTAATGCTGGATAGTATTCAAAGCCTAACATTAAACCTCTTTCTAAAATAAAACTAAATCCAAATATCATATTATAATTTTTTTTGATAATCCCATCTAGCTCTTTCTCCTCTTATATCGTAGTGAACAAAAGAATCATATAAACCTAAACCACCTTGTAACATATCTCCATTACTTATAAGTCTTTCTATTGTGTTGTAGACTTCTAAAGGTGTCATTCCTTTTACAGCAATATCACTTGCTCTACCCATTATATGTTGGCTAGATTTTACCCCACCGATAGAAGCATTGTATTCTTCAGACCTATATGCACTATTAATATGTATTGGTTTTCCTAACTCATCTCTTAATACTTGTAATTGATTAGCAACCTTAACCATATTATGATATATGTTTATAGGCATTTCACTTCCATCATTGCAATCAAACTCCTCTTTAGTAAAATTCTTTGTCATTTATTATATTTTAAAGTTAATACCAGCTTTAATTACTTTTATTTCTCTATCCCAATACCTTTGCATAGTTATCTCGCTGAATAGTCCTAGTTTTTTATTTAGTCTTACACCAAATACTCCTCCATATTTATAATCTATCCAGTTGTCTTTACCTATAAAGTTTCCATAAGAATATCTTTCATCTCCTTTTTGTAGTTTGTGATGAGGTAATATATTTCCATAAGCGTGTACCCAGAAGTTCTTTCTGTAATGATAGAAGTCTAAACCTATAACACTTGATAAATCTGCAAAACTACCTATCATTGCTAGTTGCTCTTTATTGTATTGATTTACTAACTGTCCGTATATGTTGTTTCTATAATCTAAATCAGAATTGCTTATTAATTCTCCTTGTGCATTATACCAAAAGTAATCATAACCAGTTTCTCCAGTCATTAAGTTTTCATAACTATATAAAGCATCTGTATGATTAAAGTAATCGTAAGATAAGTTCCACCAAGCATTTTCTTCTAAATACTTTTGTATTGGGTTTACACCATAGGCTTTCTCGTATGTTCTATAAACACCACCAACGCTTAAAGATAGTTTCTTACCTATTGGTATTCTAACTCTTAAATCTAATGATTTGTAGTCTATATCTACTAATTCGTTTTTATTAGCTTCTGCTTTAGCAATCCACCATTTAGATAAGTAACGAACAAATAGTTGTTTATTCTTAAACTCCATTGATTGTTGTCTACCTTCTTGGTATTCAAATAAGTATTCTAAACCTTTTACGTTTCCTATGTTAGAGTTTAAAGAATTGTTTTGTTCTTCTCCATCATAGAACCTTTCTTTATCTTCATACCCAAAGTGAGCTAGTTTTCTAAAGCCAAATGTTTTTATTTCATCTGCTGGATTTCTTTTTGTTGTTTCTATTAACTCGCTGTTTTGTGTAACGTAAAACATCTTATCTCCTTGAATAGAATTGCTTTGACTATATGCTCCATATAAAGTAGCATATTTAAAAACATCCTTAAATATATCTGCTTGAGCGTTTATTGTAAATAGTAATAATAATAAATATTTCATAGCTTAAAATTTATCTTGTAATAGTTCGTCTATATGTTCTTGAATTCTTTCTGTAGTGCTTTCTGGTAGTTTCATAGATAAACCAGCTTCTATTTTTTCTATTAGCTCTCCGTTGTTATAAAGGCAAATAGTAGGTAAGTAAATTATCTTTTCGTTTGAGTGTATCTTTTTATCTTTGCTTAAATAAAAAGTATGGATATTATGTTCCTTAAATGGTTTTAAGGAGAAGTCATCATTCTTTATAAACTCTGCTGTATATAATACAACACTAATGTCATCTTTATAAGATTGACTATGAGTTACAGAAAATACAAATAGGGCAATCGCTACACATAATTTATTTTTTAGATATTTCATATAATCTCATTTCTAATAGTTTCAAAGTTTCCTTCATCTCTTGCACATCTTCTTGAGTTGTAATTATAGCTTCTCTAATAATTTGGTCTTTATACTGAAACTCTGTAGAGGTTACCTCTGGCTCTGGAAGTGTCATAGCTTTTGCAATGTCAGCTTGTAAAACGAAGTACATTGAGGATAAACTAATAGCAAATCCTACAATCATTCCTATTGTTTTTAAATCTAAAGTTACTTTTGTATCTTCTCCAATCTGTGTCATTTTTTATCTATTTCTTTAAGTTTACTTATTGCCCAATTAACTCCAGCGCTTCCACCCCAAGCATCCCACATTAATCCTCCACATCCTTCTGAATAAGGAACATCTTTGTTTTGTTGATGTCTTTTAAAACTTGCCATTCTTGATATAGTATCTCTGCTTATGTTTTCTCTCCTAGCTAATTGTCCAGCTCTTGTCCAACCTACTCTAGTTCCACAATCACTTCCATTCTTTTCTTTCCACTCTACAGCTCTTTTAGCGTTGTTTACTGCACCATCTGGATAATCGTTATAGCTTTCTAATTCTACCTTTTTAAAAGCATCATAACAAATAGCAATAGCTTCATCTTTTTTGTGATAAGGCATAAGCATAGGAACGCAACGAATCATAAAATCGCTTTGCTTTTCTGCTGGTTTAGGCTTTGGTATTGGCATTATAGTTTATTACCTTGATATGTTACACCAAAGAATCCGTGAACTCCTTCATCTTCTAAATCTATTGCTTTAGACTTCCATCCATAAGGGTGGTCTACTGAAGTTACTGCTGGTGTTACTACCATACCATCTTCATCTAAAACAGCTTCTTGTTCTACTGTAGTTATTTCTGGTTCGTTCCATAGTACATCAACAGAATATTTGTCTGATAATACTGGAGCTTTAGTTTCGTTTCCTTCTTCATCATATTCTCCTTGTTCTAAAACTATGTGTCCTAGCTTAACAATAGTGTGTTTATGCGAAGGATGTGAATTACCATCTTCATCAGTTGAATGAGGTAAAGCTGCTATTTTAGATAAAGCACTTGCTTCATCATCAAATTCATATTTTGAAATTTTCATATTTATTAATTTATATTGTTGTTAATGCTGCTAATTCGCTATTTGATAATCTTGTGTTGTATAGTTTAAAATCTTGATAACTTCCAGATTGTTCATTGCCAAGAGAATTACCTAAATAAAGGTCATTTAAAGATGATGGTACTGTTGCATTTCCAGAAGATGCTACTAAAACTCCGTTTATATATAAAGCATTGTCTCCACTTTTATATGCAAATGCAATTTTATTTAAAATATTTAAATTAATTGAACTGCTTATTACCAATAAAACACCATTTACATCTACTCTAATTTGGTTTGAAGAAGTAAAGTATATTTGATAGTACGAAGAACCACTTGTATACGCAAGAGCAATACTCCTTGTTCCACTTGGTAATAAACTATTACTTTCAAAATACATAACGCCCTCTGTTAGTCCTATAACACCATCTGGAGGAGTTTGACTACAAGCATCAGCCACTCTCGTTACAGCACTTCCACTTGTTGGTATATAAGAAGTAGCGTAGCTTCCTTCTTCTAGTTGAGCTCCGAATATGAAAAACCCACTTCCATTAGGAATAACTCTTGAGCCATTAACAACACCACCACTATAAGCATCATCTAACATATAAATAGTAAATCCAGCAGTTCCATTGCTACCTATTTGACTGACTACTTTTAACCTTAAATAATCGCCAACTTCTTCATAAGTTAAAGTCATTGAAACTTCACTAATTATTGTTTTAGTTTCTAAATTAAAACTTGCATAAGCACCCGTTTGAGCATCTTCTCGTATTCCAAGTTTAGTTATTTCCCCTTTTTTTACAAAAAATGAAAATGAGTGATTAGTTAATGCTGTCGCTGCTATATATTTTCTTAATAAATGGGTTGAGTTTGCTCCATCTCCAATTAATTTAAAAGCATTTAAAGTTCCATCTGGAGAAGCAAAACCACTTACTACACTTGTACCACTTTTAGTCCAATAAGCATCGCTAAAATCTTGACTATATAAATATTTATTAGTCCTACTCGGCTCTAACAATAAAGCACCTTTAGTATTTCCTTGAAAGTCAATTCTTGGTATTCCACTACCTACTGTTTCTATTAAACCAGATTGATTAACTGTTGTTCCACTTGATGCTCTTGTAAAGTCAAATGGTAGAGGTTTAAAGTTAGCGTTCTCGTCATTATACGCAAGAGCTGTTCCGTTACCAGTTGCCCATTGTCCATTACCAAATTTTAATGTATTAGCCATTGTATATTATGTTTAAATTTAATTCGTTTACCATAGACACCCAGTTTCT